CTCAAAGAAAAGCGCCTAAAGCGCATCAGGTTACCCTATAGCGATCGCTCGCAGTCTAGCAGTGGTCGCGACATGAGTGGAGAAGTCTCCACCGTCGCTGGTCCGAGCTCTGGGCCAGTGATTGGTCTCACTGAGCGTACGGATGCCTTAGTTCGTGGTCTGACTTTCTTATTGGAACACCATCGTGCTTCCATTAGAGTCACTCATGAGTTGTCTTTACAACTTCATGGATATCTCGATACTTCTGGGACTGAATCGGTGTGGTTAAAGCGCGCAAAATACGTGCTGACCTACCCATTCGCCAAGTTTTTGAGAAACGAACTTCCTCCGTGTCCTGATGTGGTTTTCCGACCATCAGGACCTCTCCGTCGTTGGATGAAATCAAGGATGAACGCATTCTGTAGAAGAAACGTTCACTTGTGGTACTCTTGGCTGCAAGCTAAGCGTTGTGCTCTTAGCGTAAGCGACACCATGGTTGCTGAAGCTTATGAGAAACACTTTAAGCAGCTGACACAAGCAGATCCTTGTATCGGTGACCTTCTTGATCCGATCGGAGGTGCGTTCCAGCTTGAACGCATTTTTGAAAATCCAACTTTCCGCAACGTTTTGAGTTCTGTGCGTGATGATCTTACGCACAGGTATCTCTCTGAGAAGAACTTTACAGAGAGAACTGCGTCTAACTCCGCCTGTTTTGAGTCATCAAGATCGGCGGGAGGGCAGTATAATGGACTCTGTCAACATATCAATGTCGCTACCGACTTTGATGTGAAAACGGGGCCTCGTCCCAATTGGATTGGTGGGGACGAACTCAAACGAATGTCCTATCGTCGTACTCTTCATGGGGATAGCATCAGATTCGATGCCATCGAGGAGTATGAACGTTGCGGTCGTTATTGGTGGAAAATGTTGGTGGGAATCGCTGATTCGCGTTTCACTGAAGTGTCGGCAAACTTGAATGCTACCATTCAGGCTGTGCTCGAGCCACTCAAGATCCGGATTATATCCAAGGGTCCGAGTTTTGAGTATTATCAGATGAAACCTCTGCAGGTTGCGATGCACTCCGCTCTTCGAGAGATGCCGTGCTTCCGCCTGCTAGGTCGACCTATTTGTCCGACAGACCTTATCGATTGTGTCATCCCTGACACCGTCGATGATCTCGGAAGAGTCCATGAAATGAACTGGATCTCTGTCGACTACTCTGCTGCTACTGACGGTCTCAGCAGCGAGTATGGTATGCGAATTTTGGATTGGATCTTGCGTGATATACCGAATGAAGATAGGATCCGTGCTGGCAAGGTTCTGGGCCCGCACAATCTTCATTATCCTCAGCTAGAATCTGGAAAATGGACTCGAGAAGGAAAACTCTATGGCTGCCAAACAAATGGTCAGCTTATGGGCGGAATTCTCTCTTTTCCTATTCTTTGTCTAGCAAATCTGGGTGTCTACTTACGTGTTCTCCAAAACACTAATGGACGTACCAGCGAGGACGACTTAAAGCGTGTCTTAATCAATGGAGATGACATGCTCTACGTTGGGCGCAAAGATCAATGGGATTCCCACAAGGCAATCGGTAAGGCGGTTGGTCTGGAAATGTCAGTCGGAAAAGCTTATATGCATCGATCCTATGCAAATGCTAATTCGACATGTTTCGTTTATGATCTGTCAAAAGACACGAAACATCCCTTCCAAATCAACTTCCTGAACGTCGGCCTTGTCTTCGGCCAACATAAGGTTCAAGAGAGATCTGCAGGTACGGCTGAGAGCCATCACACCAGTTCTGGGTGTGTTCCCAATATTCCTGCGATACTTTCTGGCTGTCTCCCTGGACGGCAATCTGAGGTGCTTCGTTGGCTCTGCATCAACAGACGGTCTGAAATCCGAGAGGATACTAAGGCTGTTGTAGTGCAGGGTCGCCATAAGTACCTTGTCAGCAGAAACTTGTTCCTACCGATTTGTTTCGGGGGGATGGGTATCGACGCTCCTCTTGATTGGCAGTTCACCATCAAGAAGATTGACCGGCGAATAGCCGCTTCTTTAGCTAGCGATCTTCCTCTATCGACATATCCCTTAGAAGGGTATCCGGTTGAGAAGGTTGTAGACCCAATCCCACCCTGGATTGCTAAGAAAGCTGAACCCCAACTTCCCGAGTTCCGACTATGCCATGGTCGGAAACGCGTGATTCCACGTGTCGGCTACCTGCCCTGGTGGCCCTCCCGTGGTGTCAACCAGTGATGCTCGGAGTGACGCGCATGGCGCGGTCGTGTTAACACGACAGCGGAGGTTTCAAGATTAAAGACCCAAAACGGTGCATCCCATGATGCTTAATATTTCCGTGCTAAGTTCTGTCTATACAGATAAATGCCGAGAGACTGCAAAGGTCGCCATCCCTCCTATGGTTCTTGAAATGTACAGTCCACTGAGAGGCAGTGGATCTCCGTACAACCTCGAAATACCATGCAACGAAATCAGAAAAGCAAGAAGAATTCTAAGAACAAGCAGAAGCGCGAAGACCGCGCTTCCTCGATGATCGCAGATCAGTTCGATCATCAGTA